TTAGTAATTAATATGTTGGTTTGGTTGAATGATATCTGAAGTTAATCCATTTTTAGCTTTTAGTTTTGGATAATCAGCACCTACACCATAGACCTTCTCCGCAATAGACCACAAGTTATCTCCGTTTTGAACAACGTATACATTACCTTTTTGGGAGGTCCCCTCCACTTCAATATCTTGCTCCAATACCCAAGAGTTAATAGAACTCATTAAATACTGATAATCTGAATTTGATTGTTTTTTTTGACGTATTTCAATTACCTTATACGAAGAATTTTTAACCCAATCCGGAATAGATTCTCCTGTTGCATAATGCGTAGCAAATGATTGAACATTAACTTGGGCGCCAACTGAAATTTTTGAAGTAGCCTCCTGATTTGGCAAACTATTATTAGTCTTTGTTGCATCTGTAAACCACTCTATATTTCTCGACCCTAGCAGTCGATTTAAATCTAGATGTCCACTATAGCCTGATAGTTTACCAACCGATGTATATTGATGCAAATCACAAGCAAATTCAGGCTGACTGTTAGGTGTACCATTATTCAATCCATAGTGAGGAATCCAAATCCCGTCAGCCTCAGCTACATTTAAATTGAATTTTTTATATAGATGATGAGCAATATAAATGCCCACACGTTTTGCTCCCAAAGCTTTTAACTTCTGCAGATACACACTACAGCCTTCTCGCATATCCGTCATTGATTGCTCTTCTACATCCAACCACCAAAAACAAGGATTAAATTCTTTAGCTCGTTGATAAAAATCATTTGCCTCTTGCTCCATATCGATACGATTTACACCTCGTACCCAAGCATAAACAGCAACTGGAATCCCATATTTCTTAAATTCACGTATATGAGTTTGGTAATATTTATCTATATAATTACTTCCGTATTGAACTCGCACAATAACTAAATCGAGCCCTTGCGCTACCTTTTGATAGTCAATAGTAGTAGGTACTTGCCACTCAGAAATATCTAATATTCGACTCACTTATCCTCATCCTTTCCATTCATTTGATCTGTAAAAATACCTAAATATTTTTTGATAAAACCTAATTTAATCCCCATTTCTCCAAAATTTTCTAAAATGCTACCAATTTCATACAAAATTAAAAATCCGGTTGCCCAAAGAGCAATATTAATTGGAATTTGGATTCCAAAAAATGGACCAATTGCATCTAATATCGCTGCTGAAATAATGGCAAATATAGTCGTTAATTTAGTCAAAATACCCCAGCAATTAATAGCAGATCGCCAGTTATGATTTTTTAGCGCCTTAATGTAACCTGTTACTAGATCAATAAACACTGCCAATAAATAAACACGCAGAATTGGCATGCTTCCGCCGAATAAGAACGCACCTATTTCTTGTAAAATATTTATGAACATCTAACTCCTCCTTTCTTAAAAACCCATAATACTTTTAGTTCGGGATCTTGTTCTTCAATTTTCATCCTGGGAAAGCTTCATTTGTAATCCAAAATATTTGATCAAATGAGTACTCAACTGTATTTTGCAAATTATACACTATTTGTAGCCTGTCTCCTGTTGCTTGCATAATCTGACGAACATCCATAATATTTGTGTGAGGTTGGGTATTAACTAAAACACTTCTGCTAGGACGATAACCTACCGGTATTGCCCAAACCAATCCGGCTACTGTTGTTGAAGAAATCTTCCCTCTTCCATTTAAATAAACAACATTTCCTATTCTTCGATAATATAAAAACTGAGCACTTGCTCCGCCCCCAATAGATGCTTGTTTCCATCCCGTATCTTTATTAGCATAACCTACTAATGTATTAGCTTCTGCTTTCGTATAAACACTTAATTGCGCTGCTGTCACACCATGAGGATTGGATTTATTTGTTATATGACTATTAAATTCCGCTTTTGTTGCCTGCTGAATGTTATCTACCGATCCCAAACCTATCTGTGACTTACTTACAAAATGTGGATTTTCTTTATTAATCGCATGAGTTGTTAAGTTAGTTTGAATTAAATCAGCTCGTTTTTGTGCTCCAACTGTTGTTTCAAACTCACTCCATACAGTCCAAATCCCATTATTTTTCACTCGATAAAACTGTTTACCAGTAGCAAAATCAGTTGCAATTTGGTTGATAAAGCTATCACTATGACGCATTACAAAAAGATAAATCCACCCTTGTGTAGCATCAACTGGTTTGTTAATCATCGCACTTCCCATGTAAAAACCAGTCAAAATTTGATTATTACAATCTTGGCTCGACACATTTTTACAATCTGTTCCTAAACCAAAACCATTTGGTGCTTTTAAATTCAATTGATTCTGTAAATCCCCAATTTGGCTGATTGCATGGGTATGAGTACCTGCAGCTTTGCTATCCCAATTGCCTTTTTCAATAGCAGTAACATGGCGATTTAAATCATTATTATGACTACTAAATTCCGCTTTTGTTGCTTGTTGAACATTGTCAACATTGCCTAAGGCTATTTGAGATTTTGTTATATTAATATCTTTTGTACCATCAAATCCTATACCATTAATTGTTCGTACTGTAGCTAATTTATCTGCACTTTGGGCATATAGATTAGTTTGTAAAATACCATTACTTTTTGGAATCTCAATCCAGTCGCCCCACTTATTACTGTAAAAGTTTCGCTCCCATGTTTTTTGTCCTGCTGTAACAGATTCATGCACAGTTTGTTTTGTACCAGCATGTTTTTCAATAACTAATGAAAAAGCTACTGATGTCGGACAATTTTTAAGAGTTAAAACTGAAGCACTAACTGAGCAAGTATACATACCAGCTGTTAAAAGCATGTTTAAATCTGTATTTTCATAAATTTTATTAACTGTTGGATTAGCAGTAATTTCTATATTGCCCGTCCCATCAAACTGAACACCATTGATTGTTCTCGGAACTTGAAGTTTTGTTGCCGAAGAAACATTATCGGAAATAGTTGCCACCTTAACTCCGTTATTTGTTAATTCTCCATTTGCTTCAAGAGTCAACACTCCTTTTCCTTCTGTTCCAGAACTAGTAACTCCACTTCGTAAAATGATTGATTCTTTTGCTTCTGAAACCAAAGTGCCTCCATTTCCACCAGCGCGAATGCGAGTATCTCCTGTTTTTAAAAGAAGATCACCGTTTAATATTCCTCCCGTTTGAGGATACTGTTTAATATTGTCAACAGCCTCTAAGCCAATTTGATTCTTTGTCACATTATGTGGATTATTTTTATTTGCCACATGAGCATTAAATTCAATTTTCGGTGCTTGTTGAATATTATCAACAGAACCTAATCCAACTTGGTTTTTTGAAACATTATGCGGATTTGATTTATTATCATTGTGCTGATTTAATGCTATTTCTGTTGATTTAGTTGCATCATAAACCATTTTTACTGAAGAAGGGGTTGCTGCAGTTGTTATACTTGTACTTGTTACAGCCTCAGTTAGTTGAACTTTACCCGCCTGTGTTAAACTTGCTTGTTTTACTGAACCTGATAATGTGACATCTGAGCTTCCATCTAATTCACTATTTCCAAGCAAATCACCAGCTAAAGTAATTTTACGTTTTTCCTTCCACTTATCTGCTGTCGATACATTCCCTTTTTTTATTTCAGCTAATTTTTGTTCTAGCTGTTGTGGATTTATTTTTTCATCCCAGCGAACAGCATCTGGAACTCCAATAATACTTCCAACTTCCCATTTTTTATCCACCATCTAGGCACCTCCGATTTTCAACATATATTTAAAGCGAGTATCCGTCTCAATTGGAACAAATAATTTTATTTTCGATAAAACAATTGCTTCACCCATCACTTCTAGTTTTTTTATTTCTTTAATCTCTCTTGGTACATCAAATTCAATTGAATAAACATCAACTACAACCTGATTTATTAAAAAATCATTTACTATTGTTTCATCATTTAATCGAATGCTTGTTACTTGATTATGATAGTTTTCTACTAAATTATTTCGTGTATATTCTGTAATCATAAAATTTCCACCTCCACCGTTACACCTCTTTTTTCAAGTTGAGTAATACCAATTTGCGTATATCCAACTTTAGCAAATTCCATTTTTTGATAGGATAATTGCTCTATAATCATTAACCAGTCAATTAAGACAGGAACATGAACATAACGTATATTGGCTGGCTTCACTCTATTTACTGTGAACTTAGTTTCTTTATACCACTCAGCAGTACTGTGACTACTTTCAATATAAAGCGTATAGTTACTATAATCGACAAAAACTTGATAATTTTCTCTACCATAAATTTCATCTAATTTGAGCATTAAAAAATCCAATGTAAATGGAGGTCGAGTATTGATTCGATTAATGATCCGTAATCGACGAAAATCGAGGGTCTCAACTTGAAAGTTTCCTTTAATTTTTAAAATATCTTCAAAATGTATAAGTGTATTTTCATCGCAAGTTAAAATATATTGGTTATCTTGAACGTGTTGAATTTCATTTTTAAGATTTTCAAATAGTCCATTTTCTACTCTGACTAACGTGTTCATTTCCATGTTGTTTTGATAATAGTCTGGAATCAATTTATCTAAAATAGCTTGCTCTTTTTTCATGATATTTCCACCTTATTTAAAAAAGGAATCTCTTGTTTAGTTGCATTCATTGTTAGTTCTAAATCTGATTCTTTACCATTTAATTTCATTTCCGAAATATTCGCAATTCCTACAATCCCTAAAATGGCTGAAATTAATTGACTACGGTAAATAGTTAAATAGTAAAAATTTGACTCATCTGGTTGATCCCATTGTTTTCTGATACCTAAAAAGTATTTTTCCAAAGCTTGTAGAATAAAAGGCCTTAGTTGTTCCACAGTATAACCTGTCATTAAATCAATTTTGAAAGCCAGATTTAAGGACAATTTAGTTGGGCTAACCACTGTAACTTTATGTCCAATTGGCGCAAAGCCTTTACCATTTCCAGTATGTTCAATCGGGTCAATTAATTCTTGAACTTTTTCTAGTAATTCAGGTTTTATTAGATTATATTCAGTATCCAATAAAGCTAATTTAACTGTACCTCCACCATTCCAAATGGGATAAACTTGGACACTTCCTACACCATCTAAGGCTTTTGTTTTCAAAATATATTCTATAAAGTTTCCACCAAAACTTTTTTCATTAATAAAACTAAAAAAACGTTGTCTAAGTTCATCATCAGACTCAGTATCCCTCGCTGGAACGAATAAACTAACAATTGATGCTTTTGCTAATTTACTAATTGTATCAATAGGTAATAAACTACCTAGGTATTTATTACCCGCTGTTCCGGCCGTTTCAGCTTCAACTTGATAATAACCCGCATCTTCTGTTGCTTCTTTGACTCGATAAATTATCGTATCCGTTTCGATACTACTCAGTCGAAAACCAATTGGTAGACTCATTGGCTGTCCATCTTCATTTTGAAAGTAAGCTATTTTGATAGCCTTAGTTGCTAATGAACGAATTAAACCATGTTCTGCAACTTTTAAATCAAGATAGTTTCCAATAGCAGTTTGAGGAAACGTATCTAATAGTACATTTTTTAATTGCATGTAAAAATCAGCTAGTTGATAACAAGCTGGAGCCAACGCATCGTAGATAATACTCCCTTCACGGATATCAATATCTTGTGGAACTTGATTTAATGCTGATTCAATCAGTGTTTCAAACGTATATTTTTCTAAAAAAGTGCCTAGTTCTTCTATAATCATAAACTCACCTCTTTCTCAATACTTAGGTTCCCTTCAATAGTTCGGACTGAAAAGCGACAAATTAAACTAGCATTATCTATAATTTGAATAGAAAAATCCTCTAAACTTTCAATTCGGTCATCTACCAATAAAGCAGAAGTAATCGTTCTGGCCAAATCTGACTTCACAAAATCATAACTTTTACCAATCAAGCGATTCAACTCCACACCGTAATGCTCAGAGTAAATTAGATTTTGAAAACGTTCAGTGAGTAACAATTTTTCAACAGTTTGTTTCATTGCTTCCATTCCTGTAGTCCAACCCAAAATCCGACCATTCTTAACTTGATAAGTTCTAGTTGGCAAGACCGTCAATTGGATTTCATCTTGTAAATTTAATTGCTCCATCCTTTTTACCTCCGATCCAAAACGTAATATAGCTGTCCATTCTGACTGCGCAACATTCTAACCTCATCAGATACAGCTAATGGTTTAAATACCTCAATTTCAATTTCTTTTTCATTGTTCATTATTTCCGAAACAACCATTAATTCTTCAACATCTTTAGTAATATCAGGTTTTTTTTCTTTCAATGCTACGTTAAAAACTTTCTTTTGCTTTGCTATTGTATCTGGAATCTTAATTTTAACTTTTAGTTCTTGAACCATTGCTGATAATATCAAAAATTCAGCACCAACTTCAAAACGATTATCGATTTGAATTTTTAACGGTGTTAATTCTATTACGCGACCAAAAACAATATCTGTAAATTCTTGACTATTACCTTTCGCTTCTGCAAGATATTTTGCTAATATTTCTCCAGCCATTTATTCACACCACCTTTAATGTTAAATCCATTGTATGAGTTTCACCCCATTTATGAGAGCATTTTGAAACAATTGCAAGCTGCTGTTTTTTAAATCCTTCTGCTTCTAAATCAGTTAGCATTAACACAATACCACTACCAGCTGAAATACTCTGATCTCCAATACAACCAACTTTTAGCGTTTTTGTCTCATTATTTTTTGCCTTCAAGAGCATCTCTGCTTGCTTGGCAATTTGAGCTTCGTTCATATTTTCTTTAACTGTTTCATGATATTGAAGTTTTCCCCAATAATTAATATTTTGGGAGTCCTTTACGATATACACTTCTCGTTTGGCGGTTTCTTTATTATCGCGAGTTAACTTAATTTGGTTAGCAGCATCATCTATGCTACTTTGAAAATCATAATCTGTCGCTAAAGAATAATCACCTATTACCAATTTTGTTACTAAGCTATTTAACGCAACGTGTTCTAGCACTCCAAAACGATCACGGATAATATACCACATGCCATAATGGACTAAAGTTAAATCAAGAGCATTCTGAATCATAGTAAATAGACTCTTTTTATCTTGAATTGTGGCCGGAACATTCCAACCACTTCTATCTACTATCTTATAAGGCAATTCATTATCTCGACAAATTTTAGCAAAAACATCATGACTCGGAAGCGCACCAAATACTGTAGTATCTTCGTTCTTTAAATAGCGCATTTGGTCATAGGCAGTAATCGACCATACTGACTTTTGGCTTCTTTTTTTTACAAACACCTTCCCTAAAAAAATTCCCTGTCCTGCTACTTTAAATCGAATGATGTCTCCATGATTTACTTGGACATTTTTATCCATTAATAAATCAAACTGTAATTTTCCAGGCTGGAAATCAATATCTGTTACCCATTCAACATCGGAAACTAATTGAGAAATATCATATACTTTCCCATTTTTTATATTTTGAATTAAAAATTCAATATTCATATTACCCTCACCGATCCAGCAGTTACCCAACCGCGCCAACCACCATCCATAGTTGTACAATGGTAAGGATGTGAACGTCCATTCGCAATGAAATTAATCTTTCTAGTAGCATTCACTTCCGTTTGTCCTGGTCCACTTCCATAAGAGTCTCTGTGTAACCGTCCATTTACAATAGCGGTACATCCTTGTGTCACTACTTTATTCGTCCCACCATTTTGAATACCTGACCCTGAAATTACAGGTTTATTTGGTTTCGTCACTTGTTGAACGATTTTAACAAACCGTGCTGCATGTTCCCGATATTCTTTAAATTCAATATCAAAATTAACATCACCATTTGCACCCCATTCATAGCTATATTCAAAATTTTCTATACTTGCTAACATGTTTATTTTTGTATCTGAAACTATGAATCGACAAGCTTTTTGTTCTTTTCTAATTTTTTCAATAAAATCAATATATTGACTTGGTTTCCAAAATTTATTTTTTGTTTGTACGTAGGAAGCTTCTTTAGTTGCAGGTAAAAAACTACTAAATGAAGTTTCTGCTAGACTAGTTTTACTAAATTCAGTTACTTCGCCTAATTGAACAATGTCTACACTTGAATTATTTGATGACTTCTTCAATTTAATTTCTTCAGGATTAACCGGAAACTGAACAACTTCACCAGCATATTCAATAAAAAAACTAATTGCCATGCAATCCCTCCTCATTACTATGTTAATTTTATAATCTCTGTAAAGATAGAAATCTATCATATACAGAGATTTATTCCCCTAAATCAATTGTGCTGCAGAAGCATCCACAACCATTGTTTCCATCATTTCTAACAATTTTTTTGCATCTTGTTCAGTATTACCGGTACTTGAAAAGTTAACTGTTGCTGATGGATTTAGCTGTTGGTAATTTAAAATAAAATCACGCTCCGCTAAATCTCGCATTAATTTGATGTCTTCTTCAGTAATTGAAACATCTTCATTAATTTTTCCAACATTTCCAATTTCTTTACCTTTACCCAGTTTGTCATCCAAACTTGGCATGACCGCCCCATTATTACCAAAGCTAGGCATAGCTCCCATTCCAGATCCAGCATTGTAGTTTGGCATGGCTCCACCAGTCAATCCACTCATACCGTTATCACCTATACTTGTTAAATCTTGACCATTATTCTTACCTAACAAGTTTTCTAAGTCTTCATTTTTACTGATGTTTCCTTCATTTCCTTTAAATTTACCCATCAAATTATCAAATTTTCCAGATAAACTATCTCCCATACCATCGATAAATCCAGTTGTATTATTATTCCATTCACCAGCTGTAGCACCGATATCTTTTAAAGTCATTTTAGGTGCTTCCCAGTAATCATCCGGTGCTTCCTCAAGCTCAACGCCAATCTTATCAACTAATCCTGACGCGCTAATATCCATACCAGTAACTAAATTAATTAAATCAATGATGCCATCAATGGCACTCGCTACAATTCCTATAATCCCGTTCCAAATATTTGCAAATAATTTCTTAATCGCGTATAAAGGATGATTCCAAACATTTGCGAAAAATTCTACTACAGCAGCAATTATATTCCAAAAAGTGGCAAAAATATTATAAAGATAAGCATACAATGCACCAAAAATTCCAGCAACATATCCAATAACATCTGAAATCGTTGCTCCCATACTAATCATAGCTGCGACTAGTAATGCTAAAACGGCAATTACTAATAAAATAGGCCAATTAACTAGTAACCATGCTGCTGCGACAGCCATTGCAGAAGCTATAGATGATAAAACAACAGACATATTCATCGCTAGCCAAATCATTCCTAATACGATTAATAATGTAATAATTATTGCTATAACCGTTGCCACAACTGTTAAGATAATTGCAAGTCCAACAACAATCATCATAACGACAAAATTAATAATCGGAGCCATAAAAGTAATAAAGGCTACTATCATTTCAATAATGAAATTAATTCCAGTTAAAAAAGCTTCGACCAGAAAAATAATAATCGAAATAACTGCAGCCAATACTATTCCAAATAGAACTACAATCGGTAATAACATTGCAAAAAAATTCATTGCAGCTTCACTTGCCATTAGTTCATTAAATTGTTCTATAACTGGCATCAACTCACTTAATAAAACATTTTTTATCATTGTAAATCCTTCCGAGAAAGTCAGTGGTGTTGCTGCGAACTGTTCATTAATCTCATTAGAACTATTTAAAAATGCTCCTTTAATCAACTCTGAGGAAATGAAGCCTTGATCTGCTAATTCTAGAATTTCTTCTTTTGTCCTCCCTAATTGAGAGGATAAACTATCCATGGCTGATGGTACATTGGCTGTCAAACCCATTAAATCATTGCTTGTAAATGTTCCAGTTGCCATTCCTTGCGATACTTGTTGAAAAGCTCCCGTCTTATCTTGTGTATCTGAAACTTTCATCATTTTAGAGAATACCTCACTAAAAGCAATTGTTTCTTGAGGGCTAGAAAATTTATCACCTGCGACAGCTGAGAGTTGTGTCGCATTTCCAGCAAAATCTTGATATGACATTCGTGACCTATTTGAAGCTTGCATCATAGATTCACTTAGTCGAGCTGATTCAGAAGCTGAACTCGCCATATTGGAAATGCCACGATTAATAACATCAACTTCATTCGCTAAGTTTATAAAAGATTTACCTAATTTTATGGCTAATTGAACGACTTCTGAACCCATAATGGCATCAAATTTCTGTAACCAAGCCTCAGGACCTTTACTTTTTTGTACAGGTTCTTCATTCCTACTTTCTTGTCCAATTGGTTGCACTGTTCCAGACATTGTTACGTTCATATTAAAAGTATTCGCCATACTAACATTTCCAGCAAAGCGAGTAGCCACATTAGACTGAAGATTTTGAGCAACCGATCCTATCACGGTACTCAAGGCTTGATTCATTCCTGTATTCCCTTGAAAATCACTCATTTGTTCACCGCCTTCGTTTAGCTCGACTGGCTTGCTTTTTATCTGCTTTTAATTTTTCGTCAATAAACGCCATAATCATAGCTTTTTCTCGATCTTCCTTTAATAAGAAGTCAATGGGTGAGATACCATGCTTAGTAAAACAATAATACGCATATTGGGTCTCACCATCTCCTTCATTTAGGATTTTTTTGCTTCGTCACGTAACTCGTCTATAGAATCATCAAAACCACTAATTTGTTGAATTCCTTTAGCAAGCTCATTCACTTCACCAGGTAACAATAATTTATTTACAAGTTGCTCTGGAGTTACAACACCTGCTTGACTGATTGTTGTTGCATCACGAAAATCTGGATCAACAGTATGGTTAATAATGACGTTCATTTGATATTCATTTGAATCAAAACTAACCGATCCTTTCTTACCAATTTTTGTTGAATCTTTTTGGTATCGATTATATTCCTTAGAAGTCATTGGTTTTATTTTTGCTTTCAAAAGATTACCTTTTTCATCTTTCAACCGACTAGAAATAATTAATTCCTCTGTTTCAATACTTGCTGCTGGATTTTCCATTAAAAATGTCATTAATTTGCTCATTATTTTTTCCTCCATTTGTATGTTTAATAAGTTTAAAAAAATTTTAATTCACACATTAAATTAGTTTATTTTTATTCAACAATTGATTTTTTATTATAATTGAAGGTTGGAATCTTTGACCCAACCTTACAATTTTATTTTTTACTCATTATGCACCTAAAAGAACTGGCTCACCAAATTGGTCCAAAATATCTGCATCTGAGAAAGTGAATTCCATCTCTTCTTCTAATGGATCTTCTGAATCTACTTCAATCTTAGCCAAGTTAATTTTGTCTAAGATAACATTTTTAATTGAAATAGTTTGCTTGCCAATTGTACTTTGTGGATCTTCATTCGTTACTACAATTGTAAAATTAGTTGGCAATTTTCCTTTTTTCACAAAATCAATTGCCATTTTTCGAAAAGTTGAAGTAACATAATACAATGTCATACTTCCACTTCCAGCCCATCCAATAACTTTATCTTGGGTATTGTTGTTTCCTAATACTTTAACTTGTGTTTTTGTTAACTCAATGTTAGCTTCAAAGGTTTTAATATAAAACATATCAAAAACCTTTCCATCAATCGTAGCTACGACCTTTCCCTCACGACCATTAATAATATCATTGGCATTCATATACGTTCTTGTCATTAATTACACTCCATTTCTATATTTATTTTACAATTACATTCATATAAAGCTTTTCCATTGAATCAGTTGGTTGAACAGCTAACTGAACGATCAAGCTATCAACATCATTTCCTTGTTCAATAGTCAGATCCTCTGTTACAAAATTTTGAATAGCTTGACTAGCAGTCAATGTACTTAAATATTGCAATAATGACACTTTAAATACATCACGACCATTACTGTCATTTGTGACTTTTCCAAGGAAATGATCTTCAAATAATTTTTTAGTTGCATTTGCAATATCATCAATAACTCGTAAAACTCGATTTTTACTAAATGATTGATTTTTTTCTTCAGTAAAATAAACTAATGAGTTTATATCTTGTTCAACGACAGCTGTACCACGTTTTTCAGTAAATAAAAACGATCCGGCTTTTAAGGCTTCAATAATTTCTGTATTCGTATAACGTGGTTCAACATCTACCGCATTTGGATATGGGTAATAAGTTAATGATTCGTTTACATTGGCTTGTGCTGTTGCTGCTGCTACCCAAGCAGTTGCAATTTCAGCTGGAATTAGTGAGCCATCTGATAATTTAACACCATTTTTAACATTAATAACTGCTTCAGAATTGGCACTGAAATTAGCTACGACTAATTGACTTTTTTTACCTTCTTCCTCTCGCAAACGTTTGATGAAGCTAGCTGCTGTATTCTTAATAGCAGCATCTGAAACAGGTAATGCCATTGTATTAAAATCATACACCTCAATAGCTTTAAAATAATCGCTATAATCACTTGCTGTAGTTGGAGCATCTGTTCCTCCTGTTAATTTTAACCCTGCAAGCTCAGAAAGATTTCCTGTTCCAGTGAAGACTACAAAATGATTTTCAACTAAATCTTCAATAGTTTTAGCAGTTTGCTTAGCTACCACTTGAGTATCTAAAAGAGTTACAACATCAAAAGCTTCAGAATCATCAATGTTCACCTTAACAATTACTGATAAATCATTTCCTCGTTTCCCACCATGTAAAGCTGTTACAGATAAATCCCCACTATCAGCTTTTGCTTTTTCACCAGTGTTGATTCGATATACGATTACTTTTGAAGCTTGTTTTAATGCCTCATGAACGGTTAATAATTCCGTACTTGCTAAATCATAGCCAAACTCTTCAATAAAGTTAGTCAAAGAATCTACCTCGACAACTTCTTTTGTTGGACCAAATCCCAATACTACAGGCAATGTAACAATACCTCTATTTGAGGAGGCATTCATTGTATTTCCTTTTGATTTCACATTAATATATGCTCCTGGTCTTACCTTATCTTGTACAGTCCAATTTCCTCCAGCCATTATTCAACCACTCTCCTCTGTTCTTTTTTTAATAAATTTTTTGTTTCTTCAATCGTGTATAAATAATCGTTTTTTAAAATTGCTTCGATTTGATCTTTTTCCTGTTTACTAAATATTTGTGATCCTTTTATTTCTGATTTGCTAAATGCTACTTCTTTTATTGTTATTTTACTTTTAGTTACCATTTTTTATAGTGGCCTCCTTAACTTGAAGATGGTCCATCAAAATTTCATCTTTTTGCAAAATACGATTTTTTTGATAGGTAACTTGAAAATAAAGCACCTCATCCTTAATTTCATAACTTAATGTTTTTGCACCCGCAAAATTTTCTTTTAAATTTAACAACTTTACATCTAATTGATTGGCCATTTCTTCGCAAGATTCCTGAGGAGTAATTTGATTATTAGGATAATAGACAATTGTAAATTGATAATTTGTAGCAATCCTTTTTGCAAATTCTTGAGAAGTCAGACCATTTTTTAAATTAAGCAGAAAATAATGCGATGAAATTTCTGGATTTGGCTTTCCTTTAACAATTGGAATATTAGGAAAAGCATCCAGTAACGTTTCTGCAACCCTAATACCTAATTCAAACAT